TAAATGGCAAGTTAAGTGGTTTGAAATTTGCATCAATATCAACATCTGTTACTCCGCTAGTGACAAATAGACAGTCATTATTAGGATCATTATCTGACTTTGGATTACCAAGTAATGCTAACGTATTTGGCGTGTTCGTAAACTGTGATTGGGCTGTTAATGTGCGTCTTGCAATTAATGGTAAATTTTATGCATATCAAATTGCTACTGTAAGTAATGACGCAACATTTACCCTAAATTTTGTTGTAGCATATAAATAGCCTAATTTGCCAAGTATGAGAAACTGGCAGAATAATACCGTTCTGTCGAAAGATTTAATATTACTGCGCCATTGGTTTTATCAATATAAAGTATGTGATTATCGCCATTTGTACCACCTGTTGCACTTGCTCTAACATACACAGTTTTAGGGTAATATGTCCTTGCAATACGGGCAATGATTAATGATCCGCTAGACTGCTCAGATGTAATTCGTACGCCTAACGTTACAAATACTCTGTTACCTATTTTGGAAATTGTATTGTCAGAACTCCATGATACACAATTGACTAAAGACAAATCGGTGTCCTGGTTTAACTTGCCATTTACATCACTAATCGCACCTGTAACAGTGCCGTTTCCGATTGATGAAATATCAGTATTGCCTATAAGCGTAATTAATGTTTTTATATTCTTTATTGCAAGGCTAACTTTGCCGATAATTCCACCAAGTTTCTCTCCTGCGGTCGGCTGTGTTAGTTCTGTAGGCTCGATGAATGTTACGGTTGTGTTGGAAGCATCACCTGTCTTTTTGAGATAATCAGTCAAGTCAATGTTGGCTAATTTTTGGTCGGTAGTAGTCTTGTCATAGTAATTAGTTAAATTGTCAACATCTTTGGTGATGTATTCAGCATCATTTTCAAGTTCACTAACCTTTGTTGGAATACCGCCTGTTTGCAGTTTTGCCTGCTCCATATAATACTTTGCGTTATCGGTATCTTCTCCTTCTCTTGTTCCGGTTCCACCTATGGCATAAGATTCAGCCAATACAGATTTTGCATTTGCGGATTGCGCATAAGCAGATGCATTTGCGGATTCTACTCTAATATCTGCTAAATAATTAGGCTGTAGCATAGCATCTGTTACTGATCCTGTTTTGATTGAAAAAGAATAAGTCTTATTCTTTCCAGTACCAGTCACGGATACAGCTATGGTTGCAGAATCTTCAAATGTCAACACCGGAATCATAGAACCAATATCAGCCTTAAACTGTGTTCCATCTTCTGTAGTCATGGTAATGATTCCGTCATCAGACATGGAAAATTCGACAGGTATTTTTTCAATATTAAGGTCAAAAATTACTTTTTCACCATTGTACTTTGTAATAGTAATAACACCGGTTGTTTCATCCATAGTCCAATCAGCAATATTTCCGTTTATTGCAGACTTGTCTACTTTTAAGGCATCCTGTGATATGATACGGTTGTCCAACGCATCAATAGCAGAATCCATCTGATTAAGATTGTATGCATCTAAATCCGTGTTTTCACTTGGATAATCTTCCCAGTTAATTCTGGTATAAACCTTATTCAACGCCATCTGCAGATACCTCGCTTTCCTCTTTCATAATCTGCATATCTGATAACTGTTTAGTCTCCGAATACACTTCATACAGTACAAGCCTTTTCACCTCGATAGGCAACGGTGTTTGATTTAATACTGTCACAAGGTTGCTTTTTAATTTCTTAATCTCAAAGTTTGCTGCCATATCAATTCTCCCTTACATAGATTTCTTTTCCTTGCTCTTCTGCATATGCATACAGATTTTTGCACAGTTCAGATACCTCATATCCGCTCTGTGCAACCACTGTATCCGACATGTCAATAAGTTGCTTCATAAACTCTTCAAAACCATCGCCATCTTCCGTGCTAAACAATGTGGCATTTATTTCCGTAAACGTGGAAATTCCAATGGTAAAAGCTATATATTGCTGAATTTCTTGCCTTTCTTCCATTACTTCTTTCATTGTTTTTCCAATAATCGTTTGAAGAATAAATATTTTTTTTACCATAATAAATCTCCTACGTCATAAGTGTGACAATTCCAGATGTTGCAGTGAGCAAACCTCCAAGTGATGAAACTCCTGTAATAAAATTAACATTATATCCAGGATAATCAGCAACATTGGCTGTTTGTGTTACCAAAGATACATCTGATACGGTTCCATTTATATAATTTTTTGTGACACTTAATGTGGCACTTGTCAGTACTGTCTTACTGCCTAATATTTGAGAAGTTGTTGATATGTTTTTTACATATTGTGAATCATATGTTGCTCCATTTCCTACCACTAAAATTCCGCTTACACTTACCATTGAAGCATCAATAGTAAGATATTGTCCCAATCCTTTTATAGATCCTGTGCTTTGCAATAGTTCGTTATAAAATTTAATTTCACCTGATGATACTTCTGTGTAACTTCCGTCTTCCCCTATAGACTTAAAACTACCAGTCATTACTGCGTTTTTAGCTGTTATAGTTCCATCTGCTGATATGCTACAGTTATCTGCTTCCAATACAAAACGGTTTCCAGAAATACTTACCTGTCCACTTTCAACACTTAACTGAGAACTGACATCACCTTTTGATACTTTTAATTTGATTTGGTCTGCCTGCAAAGATATTGCCGCTGCCAATTCTACTTCTGTATCTGTTGCCCTTTTCGCTTCTGCTTCAATTTTTCCTGCATTTTGCGTAATTTTCGTATCCAATCCGCTCTCTACATCCTTGATCTCAGACCGGGTCTCTTCTACATTCCGTTCTAGTTCATTAGTCTTTCCACGGAGTTGAATTATACTTTTGTTAATTCCATTTACCTGTTCACTGTACTTTGGAGATTTTCCGCTTGCTGATATGGTGTCTGTCGGTTGTTGGATTCCTTTGTATGTTCTGCTCAACACATAGCTTTCTATGATTTCTTTAGCCGTATATACATTGACTGCTTCTCCAAGGCTCAAACAAGGATTTCCTATTTTTTCACAGTTATAAGGTCTATATTTTACAACTTTAATAACCTCATACAGATTTCTTGCAACCGTTTCTAGGGCATCTGCACCCATTCCATAAACAAGGAAATTATCTTGCAAAATATAACTGTTGTCGTTCTCGGTAATCTCTGTATCCGGGTAAACTGCACCAATATCATTTTCTGATTGTCTTATCTGAACTTTTGTAACTTTTTGGCAGACAAAATCTTCATATTTAACTGATTTGTATTTTCCACCAGTAACCTTTTCTTTTTCAGAACCTTTTCTAGGGTATAATCCTTTCTGTGGATATAATCCTTTCTGTGGATATAAACCTGATATTATTTCTTTAAGGAAAACATATTCAAATTTTCCATCATGGTTAATGTGGCCAAAGCATCCATTTATTGAGCAGATTGCTTCCATGACCGTCTGGCCAGAAAGTTCGCTTGGTTTTATTGTTTCTGCCACTTCCATGCTGTCATTAGGTAATGTGGTTGCTACTTGTTCAACACCAAAATATGAAAAAAAACTGTCTCTGAACTGTTTTAAGGTCAGAGGAAACTTCAATCCGTTATACCAGGAAGATACTTCTGATTCTCCAATATCGTATATAACGTCATATGCCGTCACATTCCTGTAACGCTTATCATCTGTTGGTTTATCGGAAATGACACGGTATTTTCCGAAAACAAACGGTGTGTCAGTATGTCCATTAATCACAGCAGAAACATTTATCTGTTTCCCAATCATGCTTGTGAACACGTTGGAAATTTTGAATTTTAACTGTGATGCATTGCACTGTCCAAAGGTAAGGTAATCATCATCACATAGTATTTCTTTTAATTCAAACTGTTCAAAATGGATTTCGCTGTTGGTGATTTTTACAGACTTGTCCTCTGTTTCAATCGTGATTTCCTTTTTGGATGCACTTTTATCAAACAAATCCGCATAGGTATAGTTACTCATTCGCTACACCTCCGACAAATGAAAATTCTATCTGATTGTATTTAATCTCTCCGTCATAAGTTCCATAGATTGTAGGCTTTATATCAGCCATATATCCATATTGTGTGACATATTGACCTAAAAATGGAATGTATGCCGTGATATTACATCCCTGTTCCGTTGCATCAATAAAGTTTCTTCGTATCCCGGACAGTAACTCTTGCAAATCGTCATCCGTCAGCATTGCAGGCGTGGAAAAATCAACACTTAATGCTTTTAGCTCCACAGCATTTCTATGTACGTATCCATTTGCATCAGTCCACGGGTCTACATCTTGCATATTTACAGCTGGCTGATAACTTTCAGCAGCTATAAATCTTGACTGGTCAATAACGTAATCTCCAATTTTTAAAAGCCATCCTTGATATGCTGACATACGCTCACCGCCTTATTGCATAAAAATAGACAGCACCCATTCAGAGTGCTGTCTGTGTTAAAATACATATACATTTTTGTGTTTTTGGTTAAATTGCTCTTGACCGTATTGTCTTGCGGCAATTCCAATTTGATCTGTTGTTATTCCAAACTCTTTTTCAAGGATTCCTTGCAGTAGCTGATTATTCTGTTTCAGAAGTGCAATTTCCTGTTGTGCCGTGGAATTGATAGCATCTTTGATTCCAGTGATTTCAACTCCACCGGCAACCGCTGTCTTGCCGCCTACTGTCCCGGCAATCTCCGGAACACCGTTCTCTCCCGCCATGAACATAGTGTATCTGCTAGGAACGTAACCACCTTTTTCAAATGTAGGTATTCTTCCAACACTAATGTGTTGTATATTATTCGGAACTGCGTCACCAATTTTAGGTATTAACCTTGCTGCAGACATCAAACCATTAATAAGGTCTATGGCATTGTTTATCATGGTTTCTATTCCACTTATTACAAGGTTCAAAGGAGCTATTGCAACATTAGCTGCTGTTTTAAATGCTGTTCTAAACGCCGTTGGAATGTTTTCAAGCAATTTATTCCATTTTGTTGGTCCAAACTGCTCTGAAATTTTTTTCCACCAATTTGAAAATCCTGTTTGGTTCCACCATGTTGTAAAAGAAGTCCATTTTTCAGAAAGTGATGACTCTATAGTTTGACCCATTCCTTGCCACTTTTCCTTTGTGAACCAAGGAGATACATTTTCATTAAACCAGTTTCCAACAAGTGGTGCTATATTGATAAGTGCAGATGATAGACCAAAAGTATCTGACATATCTACTTTTGTATTTTTTATTTTATCAATTAGCCAATCAATTTTATCTCCAAAATCATCAAGAGTGCTATGTTTTGGAAGCAACATTGTTCCTGTCAAGAATCTATACAAATCATTATCTGTTATATCTTTGTATAAATCATCCCACGCAGTTTTTAATGTGGCAAAATCAGTATTTTTTAATGTATCAAAAAAACCATTTTCACCAAACCACGTAAAATTGTCGTAGTACTCTGCATCTTCTGGGAACAATGCTTTTCCTAAAGATTTTCCTACATTAAATCCAATCTCCCAAGTAACAGCAGCTATTGCAATTGTCGGAACTATTCCTATACTTGATCCTAGTACTTTGGCTGATAACTTGTCCGATATTTTCCCCCATATGATATCTCCAACACCAGTGAATTTCAAAAGCCCTATTGCTGTCAGAATCGTGGTTTCGATCGGTGCAGCATCAAAACTTCCTTTCCACAGGTCGATAGCCGCATCTATGGCAGTCTCTATGAAATTTCCGGCAGAAGTAAAGATTGCCGTCCAATCAATTCCGTCCAAGAAACTACCTATGTGTCTTCCGATTTTTTCCCAGTCAACAGAATCTATTGCTCTTGTGAACCAGTCAAAAATACCAGTTACCAGTTTGGACGTATCCATTCCGGCAACCTTAAACCAGGCATCAGAATCAAACTTAAATGCATATGCCAGATCTTCTATGATGTCTTTCACTGGCTTAAACACCTTGCTTACTTTATCAGCCCAGCCCATAGCTGTATTCTGCATCTTGTCGAATGCTTCCTGCCATACTTTTTCGTACTCTGCAGTAGCATCCATGATTTCTTTGGTAAGGTCAATTCCTGCTCCACCAGCACCACTTCCGGAACCACTGGATTTTGGTGTGGAAATAACTTTCAATTTATCAAATGCTCTGATTCCGCTTTGAGCATTTTTTGCGCTTGTGCCAACTTTATCCAGCGCATCTGCCGTATCTTCCAAATCTTCATTGTACCCGGATACACCTTGACCGAATGACGAAAAGTCAATCTTGATTCCCAGTAAATTTGCAACACTAACAAGCAGTCTCTTAATCGCAATTACGACACCGTTAATAACAGGAAGTACTTTCTGCAATACCGGAATAAACAACTGACCCAGTACCATACCAGCTTCTTTTACGTTGTTAGTAAACTGGCGAATCATATTACTTGGAGAATTGATTGTATTCGCTAAATCTCCCCATGATACTTTGGACTGGTCTAAGATTGCAAGTAAACGCAACTGCTGTTTCTCTGCCTGTGACATTTCAGATACAGCTTTTTCAATGCCGTATTTGTAAGCATAAGTCTGTAAGGTGGCATTCGTGATATCAATACCATACTTATACAGTGCTCTTGACTGACCGATCAAACCGGACTGTAAGTTTGTTGCAACTGTACTAAAATCCACGTTAAACAGGGAGGAAATATCACCGGCAAGCATTGTCATGGACTTTGAAATTGCCGTAGTAACTTCTCCGGTCTGCCCTAAAGAGTTGGTAATAGATGCAAGTTGTGAAGCATACTGCGTAATCTCCTGTAAATTCAGTCCCAGGTTCTTCATTCCGCTTTCAGAAATCAGCCCACCGTCTACATCTACTTTCAGACCGGACATTTTGCCAAGCAGTTCATTTACACGGTTTCCGAAACTCTGCGCATAATCTTCTGCATTGTCGTAACCGAATTGTTCAAAATCCTTGCCCCATTCCTTGCCGACTTTATTGAATGCTACCGTGTAGTAGTTGAATGCTTCGATATAGTCCGTAGTTCCCTCTATGGACTTCCACAGACTTTTAATTCCACGGATCACAAGGAAATATGTTGCGTAGAATCTGCCGAAAGCCGCAGCAAGGCTAAATGTGCTTTTCGTGGCTCTTCTTGCGCTTACCGTATAGGTGTTCAGATTACGTCCTAAAGAGTTTGCTGCTCTCCCGGATGCCGCACCAGTAGATGCCAGTCCTGCCAGTGCATTTGTCATGCGGATAATGTTCTCACTGACATTTGGAGCGGTTGAAAGAGTTGTAAATAACTGCTTCAAATTCTTTGCCAGTAAAGGAATGTTTGTGACTGCTCTGCCTGATGCCACACCACCAAGTCTTGAAATCGAAGATGCTATGCTCGCAATATCCCCTACTCCATCTACTTTAGTTCCTGCCATGTCAGCAGAAAAGGTCTTCAATGCAGATGAAATTCTGCTTAATCCGCTTGTATCTATTTTTCCCATTCTGTTAATGGAATTTGTCAATGTGGAAATATTCTTAATACCGCTTGTATTCATGGAACTGGCGGCATTTGCGATACTCTGTATGCTATTAGAAATGCTTGTCAGTTTGGATGTATCAATAGACAAGCTTCTCTGAAAATTCGTAAGGCTATTTGCCAACTTATCCAGTGCGTTACTTGCGTTATTCGCATCCGCTTTTATTTTAATCTGTAAAGAATCAATATCTGCCATACCGCACCGCCTTTACCGCAATAAAAAAGGAAGTGTCTGCCACTTCCAAGAAAAGAGCGGCAAGCTGTGACACCTACCGCTCCTAAAATTACTTTTTGAGATATGCCCTTGTAACCGCACCGACTTTTCCATCTACAGTGATTCCAACACTCTTTTGGAATGCTTTTACTGCATCAGAAGTGGTTTTTCCAAAATATCCGTCAATGTTCGTCTTACCTTTCGCATTTACAGACGGCATAAAGCCTTTCCTTACAAGTTCGTACTGCACCCACTTGACATCATTTCCCTTCATCATTGCCAGACGCTTGTAATAAAGAAGTCTTTCCGGCTCTGTATAAGGGTTTCTATAGCTTGTAGAATCCTCATATACGGCATCTAATTCCTTGTACCATACATTCATGTCTACATTGCCTACAATACCGCCTACACGACCTTTAGAAGTGTACTGCCAGCCTACCATGTTAGGTACTTGCGGCTGATACTTCACATTACACTTGCCGTTATTCTTGCCATACCGTGCAATCCACATGGGATAACTCACACCGCCATAAGGCTTAATGTATGTCTTGTAAAAACTTTCCCCAGTGTACACACCGAACTGCAATCCTGCATCAGTAATAACCTTGCCGTAAGCATTGATAATGGAAATAATATTTTTGCCAAGACCTTTCATAACGGCATCTTCAACATCAAGATATACTGTCACTTTTCTGCCATTAAGAATAGTAAGCACTCTTCTTGCATCAGATCGTGATTTTGCAACCGTTGTAATATATCCGTATTCATATACTCCGTGCACATGGACATTGTGCTCTTTACAACCTTTCCAGTTCTCTTCAAATTTCTTGTCCGGATTCAAATCCTTACGGATGACTTTCAGAATAGCAAAATCAATACCGTTCTGTTTTACCGCCCACCAGTTAATCGTCCCCTGGTATGAGGACACATCAATTCCTGTTAAACTCATGTTTGTTTCTCCTTTTTTGGATGTGATAATTCAAAATTAGCTTGCATTGCCATAAGTCCTGCGAGGAACGCTTTCCTTTGCTTCTGAATTTCTTTTTCATTATTAGCAATGTCCGCACGTTCTATAATAGGCTTGTCAATATACTTCGATTGTGCTTTTCGACCGTTTAGGCAATGGTCTATTGCAAAGATTAATGCAGATATTCCATAATCTCCCCACCGTTGCCATGAATTCCTATCTTCTTCCTCTTTTTTGAGTTTATATCCTTTGTAACACCACTCTAATTTCTTAGGATTCAGATGTTTGAACTCTTCTATCGAAATTCCCATGGAAAAAGCAAATGGAAAATATTCTTCCCATATTATTTTGTGCCAGTCGATTTCTTCTTGTGATCCTGTGGCATCTTCGTTACCTTGCTGTCCTCTTTTTCCATCTCTTCCTTGGTCTGCGTCATCATTTCCGTCAGACCCGACAGTTCGAAAAAACCGTCTTCTTTCATACAGTCTGTCAGTTCTCCATACAGTTTCACAAAAGACAGACCGTTTGCTTTCATGTATTCTTTCATTAAAGCATTGGATTCATCCGGTGTAATATCTTCATGGTTTTCGATAAGACCAGCATAAAAAGCCGTTTTGCATACATGAGGAAATTCTGCAAGCATATATCCGCTACCATCTACAACTTCTTCTGGTGTGGGATTCTGTACATTTTTTGCTTTTTTAGCTACATAGCCACCGGAAAGCATAAGAAACATCTTTTGAATCAAATCCTTGCACTCCACAGCACCGAATCCAAACTCTAAAGTATATTCAACATCATTAACTAAAATCTTCTTCATAAAAACATATCCTTTCCCCAACATTTTGTTGGAAAGGAGCCGCCCGAAGACGGCTCTCTTTTTGCTAAATTAATGTTTCATCTACCGCTTCATCAAAGTCAGCCACGGCAGTGTTATTTGTTTCTGACTGACTTGCTATTCCCCCGTTGTCAGTGCAACGGTAGCATCCAATCCCTTGTATTCCTCAATGGTAAGATTCATTTCGATCGTCAGAAGTTCGTTCTGTCCGATTTCGGGTTGTGGAATCTGCTCGGGCGGCTGTGCAACAACGAAGAAAGATTTATCTTCTCCGGGAATAACGGTTTCAAACCACATTCTATTTCCACCAGTAAGAGCTTTATAGGCTGTGATAAGTGCAGTCCATTCAGCAACAGTCTCTGATGTAAAGTTGACTGTGACTGCAAAAGAACCGCCAGTATCTGCACGACCTTTTACATATCTGGTGATTGCATCTTCTAACGCAGAAGCATCAATCTGTTCCGGTTCAATGTTGATGCCGCCAATGGCATTAATTCTTGTAAGTTGCTTAAAACTTGTAGGTTTTGTTCCGGCGGTTGTCTCTGTACCATATCCGAAAGTAATACCTAAAGTAGAAATTCCGGCTGCTGCCATAATTTATACCTCCTTAAATTTGCATAAAAAAATAGAGCCATATGGCTCTAATAGTTACAATGTATCATCAGCACCTACTGTTCTTCTGAACCGTGCAGTGCTTCTGTATGTGTCCTGCGAAGTATTATTGAACTCTGGCATGGAAGTTATTTGAAATCGCAGACGTTTGAAAAGTCCGGCAACCGTAGACATGATAGCTTCGGCTTCTTCCTGACTTTTGTTGGTTATCACATCCACCTGGTATGATGCTGTGATTCCATTAACAGAACGTGCTTCAAGGTCTTGTCCTGTCTCTGTGAACGGCATAGCATGAAAGTACACGGTAGGGAATGTAGGGTCTGACAAATCCTTACTTTTGTCCGTCACATAAGTTTTAGGATGGCTCTGCGGTATCTTCATTTTTAAGTACGATGCAATCTTGACTTTAAAATCTGATACCCACTGATATTCATTATCCACTACCAAACACCACCTTTGCTGTCTGTGATACAATATCACGAAGTTCTATTGCAGTCAGGTACATAAATGGTCTTGACGGCATACCTTTTGTTATATGAAGTTTTCCGTCATCTCCGATATAACTCCAGTAGTATTCTCCGGCTTTCACATAAGTGTTTCCATGCACTTCAATGTCTTGTAATGCTTGACGAATTGTTTTACCGGAGTTGTATTTCCATGTAACACCTTCCGGCAAATCATACGGATAAGGGTTTTCTGCCCCCATCTGACCTGTGCCAAACTCCACAAAAAGCGCATGGTCTGTACCTGCGACAACCGCCCAAACACCGCCACCTTTTACAGAACCAACATACTCTGCATGAATGCTCCGTAAAAGTTCTTGATTAAATATAGCATCGAGGTCAGAAATCTGCACTCTAGCAATCTCTACGCCCTTTTCTGCCATTGTTTCAGCCAGTAGCCTACATTTATACTCTAAGCTATTTTCATAGTTTCTAAGAGCCTTTACAGCCGCTTGTATGGACTTTTGGTCAAACAGGTTGATATTGATTGTCTTTCCCATATCACTTCACCGTCTTCTGCAACAAGAACAAATCTGCTGTCAGTCCCTCGTCTGCAACGCCTTTGACAACATAGTCCGCAGTCTTGTTGTCCACAAGTCCGTCATCGTCACGACCTACTTCTGACTTCTTCCAGATAACATCCCCTGCCTTAATCGGCAAATAGCCTTTGTCGGTAACAATCTGACAATACGAACTGGAATCATCAATACCAAATTCCTTTACCAGTACTTCCGACAACTTATTGCTGATGTTGGCAGAAAAAAGTACGGGTTCAGAATATCCGGTAGTTTCTCTCAAAACCACCGGAATCCTTTCTCCGTCCATCTCTATGTACTTTATTTCTCCGTTTTCGTCCCGGTCATAAATCGTGACTTTTTCTCCCTGCCGTGAGTACTTCATTTCCTGCTTGTTAATGTCAAGCATCTTTCTTCACCTGCTTGTAAATCTGATTTACACCAGTGCTTGCCAAACCGGAAACAATTCCGACTGCAATCGCATTCAGTACATCATTTGCCGGGAAATCCGGAATAACATACATTCCTACTACTCCGAGAATGCCACCTACAATGCCAACAACAACCGGGATGTAGTTATCCTTAATAACCGGAATCAGCTTCGCTCCAATACCGGCAAGATAGCAAATAACCACGATTGCAACACAAGTTCCTACCTGTGAAAAATCCATCATTCCTTACCTCCGTTCTTTAATCTTATTTCTTTTATTTCTTCATACATTTTAGTTGCCATTCCATTTCCACCAAGCGCATGATAAGCATTATACATCTCAACAAAGTTTTCATACGCATAGCTTGGAATTTCTCCCAACTTCATGTACTTATCGTGATACTCAATAAGTTGCACACGCAAAAGAAGCATTGTTCCCTTGCTGTTCGCATCCCTATCTTTCTTTTGCTGCTTTAGGAGCCAGACGATGTAGCCTAATAAAATAGGCAGAACAATCGTATACGTCTGTAATAAAAATTCTTTCACTTCATATCTCCTAACTGTTTATTTTTTGGCACACAGCCCACCACCCTTAAAGTGTGCCGCCTGCAACCTTATTACCGGAATCAGTAATATGGTCACGCACAATCTTCTTTTAATTACAATACCTTTGCAAATGGAAATACGCCAACAAACAGATCCTCACGGTCTCTCCATTTTCTCGACACTCCATTCTCTGAATAGCTTGCCATGAAGTCTTCACCGGCTTGCGATCTGTCATACACGACAAGATTAACCACAACGGACTGAAATTGTTTCATATCCGCAGCAATCTTCTCTTCCGTGTAGCTTTCCGGGTACATTCTTTTTGCTCTGATGTCGGCTTCTGCTTGACTGATAAGTTGTTCCAAAAGCGGATTTTCTTCCAAATGGTCAAACACGACCTCGGAGCTTTCAGAATCAATATGAAATTGTTTCAGACGGATTTTTACTTGCTCCAAAGTCGTATATTCTGCCATGTGTTACCTCTTAAAGTTCAAACTTTTCAATCAGAATCTTTTTCAGTTCCGCACCGCTGATTTCTTCCGCACCTGAGACACCGTGTTCTGCGGCTAACTTCTGCAAGTCTGCCGTAGACATACGGTTGATTTCCGTCTTAGTATATGCGGTTTCCTCCGGGATTTCTTCTTTTACTTCGGTGACGGTTTCCTCCGGGATTTCTTCTCCCGGAAGATACCATTTGCCTTTGTATTTGACTTTGTAATCAAATTTCATCAGCATACCTCCGATTAGTAGCACTTAATTACATAGGTGCTATCCATTCTCTCGTAGGAAGGAAGTACGATTTCAGACACGGTTGTCTTAGTCTGTACAGGGTCTTCAGAAACAGAAACCGCAACAGCAACACCAGTATTCACAAGTCTTACATCTGTGGCAGGATTACCCATGAGTGTACGCTCTTCGGGAGTAGTGCCGTACCATGTACTACCCAGTGCACCGTTAGGAATAAGGGTCGCAAATCCATCAGGATAAAACTTATGAGCAGTTCCGCTTTCATCCTTGTACTGCTTAGTGTATACAATGATGCTAATGCCAAGTTCGGTAGAGAAAAGTTCCTTTACTCTCGCATCGGTCATAAATACATTTGCGGTTGTATTCTGTGCAAGAACAGCACTCTTGATCTTTTTGTTCTGTTTTAAGTAGTTCATGGTCTTCTTAGAGACAATCATGATGGAAGGTCTCTCGCCAGTAGCTTCTTCTACGGCATCAATGGCTACGGAAACATCATCCATAGGATCAGAGTTCTCGGTATCAGACCACTTATCGGTCGTAGTTGTAAGTTCTGCAAAGTTGTTGGCTTTGTAGGTTCCGTTAGGGTCATAGTTATAAGCGTAGGTTACACCGTCAGCCTGAATGGAAATCTTAGGAGATCCGTCACTGGGTGCAAGCAGCTGCATAATCATACGTTCAGGAACTACATCAGCACCTTCCACAAGAGTATTTGCATCATCAAAAATTCTGCTTAATACTTCTGCTGCGTAAGGGTCTGTGCTGTCCTTAATACGCATGATTTCCTGTTCGTCCTGTTCTTTGATAATCATAGATTCACGGAAGAATGCCATTTCTGTCTCTTGCATCTTGAATCCTTCACGGCTTCTGATAGTGGAAACTGCATCAAAATTAGATGCTTTCAGGGTAACAGGAAGTCCATTAGAAGTCTTAATCCACTTCAAATCCAGTCCCATTTTCTTCTTGGCGGGGAATAAGCCGGAACCAAGATATGCAATTTTATTACTTGCAACTTCTGTATGCACAAGTGCGATTGCTTTCGCATTGTAGGCATCTCTAATGTTCATTATTTCCTCACTTTCTACCGCTATCTTTCAGCGGTCAGCGGCTACATCTGTCTGTAGTCGGTTTCAGTTATTCAAATACAATCAGTGATAATCCTGTCTTTACACCATCGGCAATGGTAATACCTGCATTTGCGTTAGCATTTGCTTCATTTACACAGGCAAAAGCCTTAATGATAGTTCCGTTGGGGTTGCTATCGTAAACATCGTTAAGCAAAATACCTACTGCTGCATCATCGGTGCTTCCACCATTTACTTTCTTTCCTGTCGCACTAATAGGATTACCAGCCTTGCACACACCATTAGTGAAAGCACTTGCATCCAGTTTAATAGGAACAAATAATTCACCGCCCAGCTTTCTCTTAAGAATTTCTAACTGGGTAGTTACACTTGTTTCAGAGAATTTCATTTTGTGTACCTCCTTATAAGTACTGGCTAACTACAGCTTCGGCTTCTTTGTTTGTTCCAGCTAAAGTCTTGCCAATCTTTTCAGCCGCTTTTTCGGCTTCTGTTTTTTTGCCATCTTTTCCACCGCCAGCAATTCCACCTCCAGGATTAGTAGATCCGTTTGCAATCTCCTGCTCCTTGGCTTGTGCCGCAGCAGTCTCTTTATCAGAGATAATTTTTCCGAGAACATCAAAATCAAAACTGCCGTCATCCTTTACAACCTGTGCCGCCTGTTCTGATGTGATTTTGAATTTGTCAGCCGCACTTGTACGCTGAGTTGCTAAAGTCTGTGCTTTTTCCAACTCTGCGATACGATTATTTGCTTCCTCTAACTGCTTCGCTGCCTTTTCCTGTTCGGAAAGATTTTGGTCTTTCATGGCATTAAACTCTTTTTCAATGCCCTGTAACCGTTCCAGTTCAGCATTGTTTTTGGTTGCCTTGGCATTTGCTGTCTGAACATCTTTGCCGTTTTCGGCAATAACCTTTTCAATCTGTTCATCAGTTAATCCCATTGCCGCTAAATCTTCTCTCTTCATAAATTACCTCCGTTATGTCCTACGTTTTTTTACGGTGCAACGACACCGAGTGACATTGCCGATTTGTACGCTCACGGCTTTGCGAATTTTTATAAAATAAAAACAGCTACCTATTTCTAGGCAACTGTCTTATTTTGCATTTGTTTTACAATTTCCTGTGCTTTTGCCATCTGCTCTTCCATGTTGATAATGTCAGCAGTTTTCCACAGAGCATCAAGGTAAGGTTTGGAAAGGTTGAAAGTCTTTTCACAATCTCCCCAAAGTCCAACCGTTTTGATTGCAATAAGAGGATGAATACCACACTGCAGAAGTTGCAGTAATGTCTGCGACTTGGTATACATATTATCTTGTGGACTGTGGTTGATCTGCACATCAAAATCTCTAAGAGTGATTTTCAGATCCTCTTTCTTAATGCGGATAACATTCAGCGCAACCTTGGCCAGTCTCTTCTCTGCTGTCTTAACAACCGGATCCTTAAGCCTTGCTCTTGATTTTGAAAAATCCCATCCGTTTCTCAGCTCAACCGCACCCTGCGTATCACCGCCAGTGTTTCCTTGCTTGTTCGGTATTCCCAAAATTGAAAGTGCGCTGTCTGTTAAATCATCCTTGGAAACCTGTGTCTGCGTTTGGTCAAGTTCCTGTGACATCACATCAACATCAGACTTGTTATCCTTGTTAATGGACTTTACAACCAATGCATGGTTCATTTTCATTTTTTTGAACTGTTCTTCGTCAACTTCACAGTTTACAAATTTGTACCACGCCTGGATAAATTGCTCTATACCATCCATTCTGTTTGACTGTGTATTATTGATTGCATCCAACAGATCTATAACAAGTTCAATATCAGACAACCGCTCATGGTTGTTCGGAAATTCTACAATCGGAATACCACCAAATCCGTGAAGTTTCCATGTATCAGGAACAACCGCACTGTTTTTTATCTTACATTCATAGGATTCCGTGTAGCATAGTTTGTACCACTCGCCGTTTTCATCTTTTAATTCCTGTACCGCCAAAATCGGTTCTTCGGAACTGCGGTTGTAAATGACAAACGTGTTCAGAGGATTAGGTGCAACCACACGTATAGGCACATCTCCATTCACAATCTGAATAGCTTTGAATGATGTTCCGGTTGCCGACTGCCATTCACCAGCTTTTATGTCTTTCTCATGCTTATTTGCATCTGCTAAGTAATCATTTAGTTCATCTACTGCCTTATTTACAGCTTCATCATCTTTTCTGCTGACAAACTGAATAGGCTCTCCGTAAGTCTGAGCGACCTTGAATTGCACCCATTCAAAAGAATGGTTCTCTACTACTCGATTGGTGATATCCTCATTTGAAATCTTTGTTCTGTATAGTACCGGCTGGTCTCCTTTGTAGTACTCCCACAAGTACTTGATAACTGGCTTATTGTAATAAAAAACACCGATGCAATCACCGATAACCTTTACAATGTTGTCTTCGGTTATCTGCTCTACATCCGTATATGCAATTTTTCTACCGTGACAACCCTTTACAAGGTCTTGAAATTTCATAGTGTTCATATTTTCACCTACATAAATGTAATTCCGCTGCTCTGGTCTCTTTTGGGAAGTTTCTTGATCTCACGTTCTCCGGTCTCCGTATGGTAAACAACCATCTTATCGCAATTCCGGCACTTATATGTCTTGTCAATGTGCGATTTTGAACTGCATTCACCGACTAACCGTCCGCATCCCGGACAGTACACTCTAATTTTTTGATTAAAAATCATAAATACCTCTTTTCTGCGCACAAAAATACCGCCCTTGCTGATAAGAGCGGTACTTCTGTAGTCTTCACATGATCTGAGGAGGAAATGAAAAATATCTTGGAATCTTTCTGCATCTTAATAGTATCACGGAAAAATCGGACATATCGGACAAGTTTAATTTGCCATGTAACGATCGAATGCTTTTCTTACGCTATCCTCTGTGTTTCCACCACCGATTCTATCAGCAACCTTGTTCCATGATAATTTTTCAACAAAACGTAAATTGATGATCCGTCTTATACGACTGTCCTGAACGCTTGCAATAAATTCTTCGACTTCATTATTTTTTTGCAGTAAATCGTCCTCTAAAAGCTGTAAAGTAGCCTTTCTGGAATAAAGCAGTGTCCGTTTTCTGCTGTACTCTGGATAAGGGAATCCTTCAATACGAAAATGTTCAGTGCCGCCGCATCCACCTGATACACTGTCAACAACATTCCCATCCGATTCAATTTTTCTGATATCAGATTCAAGTTTTTTAATCTTCTGCTGTACTTCTTTTATTTCTTCTTGCAAATCTATGTATTGAGACAAAACATCTTTAGTCACCATAATCAATACCTCCGTCCGAAAGAGAATGGGTTTTGAATTGCTTCTGCTCTTGCCATTCTTTTATTTCCGTAAATCATGTCACATAGTTGTGCCGTAGAATCTATCCCGTCATCATGCTTCATTTTCCCCTCAAAAGTAGCAGACAAAATATTTTGAAAATACTTTCTGTACTCTTTTGTTTGATATTTCATATTCACAAAATGAAGTTTCCGTATGTCTGGAGCATGGTTTTTGATTCTATCCATTTTTGCAGTCTGATTGTCTGCCGGATCATGACTTGTGTTAATAGGGTATCCGTCTTTTTCCCATATTTTTTCACATTCTGTACGGTATGCCGATGTTGTCTTTGTTTCCTCAAAATGGACTTCTGCTGTCTTATTATTAAATTTATCTAAATGTCTTTCCATTCGTGAAGTAACTTCCGGTATGGTAATTTCCTTATCACCGTCATTGTATACAACATCAATGATATAATGTTCTCCGTCAATCTCATAGCAGATAGGCATTGATACAAAATCACCGCCACCATAAGCAGGGTCATTAGCTGCAAATATCCTATCAGGCCTTATTCCTTCAAGTTCTTCCGGTTTAAAGAAATTCATCATATCGACATTGAACATCTGACCTTTTCTTTCAATAGGCTCCTGCTGATACTGTGCAAACCATGATGCCATATCGTCGTTGTTCTCAAAAGATGCCATACGTCTTTTGTAATCAAGAGTTGTATATCCCAAATGATACGGATAATCAAAATTGCTTTCTCCGTTTTCATTTAGGGCAGGAATAATAACCTCTCTGTGCCGTATGCCTTTGTATTCAGGATCATTTTGTAATAGGTCTAACCGTCTACCTTGAACGTCTTTTTTCGCCCAACGTGTGCCAATTCCCAATAATTTAGCTTTTCCCGGCTTAATTCTCGGCATAAAGTTGTTGTCGAATTTTCCCCATACAGTATTTTGTCTGTCTTCACTCAATGCTTCATCAATACCGCTGAATAAGTCATCATAAACTCCAAGCCCGTCACAGTCACAAGCACCATTCAATGTTCCGTAAATGCTTCGCATTGTAAATGTTGGGTATGTTTTTTTACGTATAAGGTCTACTGTCAAATCTTTTCCGTCAGTAACCAACTTTTTCTCTACTATGTTTGGATATATTTCAGCATACGTGTATGTCGGGTCCGTAATCATTTCTATGATACCGTCATAGTAACCACCAGTAATTTTGTCTGAATATGCCGAATACAGATTAGATCGCTCTGGTCTGTTAGAACCAAACCACAGATTTCCCATTTTGACTATTTGTGTCTTTCCGATACGTCCGGGGCAAAACACCATTCCTTCGTCCAGCACATCATCGTACAGATCTTGAATAAGCTGTGCTACCTGCCGTAATGGATTTATTCTCGGCTGATAAAATCTCTCTTCTACCGGTCTATTCTTTTCCATGTATAGCATGAAACTTTCAAATTGGTAATGTGCTTCAATCAGAAGAATTTTGTAATAGTCATCAACAAGGCTGTATTTTTCTTCATGTTGTTGGCTGTATTTTTCAAGGTCAAGTATTCTACCGCCTGTCCTATCCATGCAGAAACGCTCTACAATGCCTTTAGAACGGTTTGTTATCTGTAAGCCATAAGTTATATCTTTTTCACCGTTTATAGCCACTCTGCAGGCTTCTATATACGCATCAATGACCTGTTCATCAATTCCCTTGCGTTGTATGTAATTGTCATAGCTGTTTACTGCCGATATAAGGCTCTGACTTGCCAATATAAAAGAGCCTCCTTCCCTAAAATTTTGGAAATTTGGCTCTCTGCGTAGGCACTCTACGACTGGTGCTCTGAAATATTTAATTCAAAAGTTTTAATATTCTGTCACAAAATCTTATATGACTTTTTAGTAGTTCCTTTCTTGTATGGTCATTAACAGGAACACCATCAAAACATTCTGCGTATTCGTTTATCCTTTCCTGTGAAATTCGCTTTTCTGTTTCTAAAAAATCAAAAACCTTATCCTTGGGTAAATTCACCCCAATTCTGTTGATTTTCCCGCATTTCTGGCATTTGATTTCAGCCTGTCCATTGAATTTACCTAACAGGCGGTTGCATTTGCTACAACGATGTTCGGGCAATTTTACATAAAAACATTTTTTCAAAGTTACCTCGTCTTCCTTTGAATGAGCCATAATAACTGGCTCATCTTCCAGCGTTGCGCATTCAATTTTTATATCTTCAATATTACCGATGTTTTTAGGTGTGACCTGTCGAAACGCATCACGTTCTATACTTTCAATTACTGCTGTCATGCTCATTACTCCACCAACTTTCTACCGCACATCGGACAAAACTCAATATTGAAATATCCCATAGCTGCTGTATTTGCAAAAATAACAATGGCGGGTTTATTGTCTCCGAAATTCTTCAAAATCTGTGCTTCTGTCAATTCTGTTTCATTCGCACATTTATGAATTTTAATGTCTTCTCCGCAGATTGTATTTTCGTCATGCCAGTTTTCACAAAATTTACACATGCTTATTTTTCAACCTCTCCATTAACCGTTCACATTTATCAAGATTTTCGCAAGTAATGTTGTTTAAGTATTTTTCGCTTTTGTCAGATACTGTTGTTATATTCATTTGTATCAGTTTTGGTTCAAAATCTTTACAATACTGACAACAATCTTGAAGAATAAGGTGAAATCCATTCATGCAAAATTCCTCCGTAACCCATGCAGACGGAATCGAACCGCCGACACACATTCTATGCGGATGCCGTTCTGCCACTGAAGCTATGCATGGTGACAACCTACCTAGCTAGTTCCCTTGTACTGGGAGTAGGTTGTTATTTTCAGCCAAAACATAGACCATCTGCTGTCAGACAGCGTAATTTGACCGAAACGCCAACGGTAGGATTTGAACCCACAAGCCATTTCTGACAGACGATTTTCAAGACCGCTCCATTTACCGCTCTGGCACGTTGGCATTTTTATGCTCTCATAAACCACCGATTACTCACTCAGAGAGCTTTGGCACGTCCCAACTCTTTGTGCCTTACCTCGGATGTACGTTGTTCTCGCAGTCCTCCGCCTCTACTACATTCCTCTGCGCATTCGATTTTTAAGTCAAAATCGTTGCCAAAACTCAGGTTCGCTTGGGTTTAATAGGTCATCGGCGTACCTTGTAACCTTGTGACCTCATCCTACGGTGGGGTATCGAACCCCACTATTTCCGGATGATTATCCGTGGCATTTCCAGTTATGCTATCGTAGGCATCGTTGCAACAATGGTCTTTAGCGTGACTTACGCAAGCTCTCCAATTTTAAGTCCTGTCGGCTTACCGAGACTGTTTCAGTCATATCTGACCGAAGCGCAGTGTGTAGGACTCGAACCTACAAGGCGAACAAACGCCCTACCGGATAGCAACCGGCTCCAATACCATTATGGGAACACTGCATAGCCGGAGGTCTTTTTACTTGGTTATCCTCCCGCCCAAGGATCTTTTAGTCAGCCGCAAGCGGCTCTATCAAGTTCCCATGAGATAAACATTAACCGGTGTATTTATCCACTATGCTTCTGTAATAAGCATACTCGGAGTGTACTTGCAACAACACCTAATGGGATGATGGGACTTGAACCCACAGCCTATGCCTTAGAAGGACACTGCTCTTTCCATTTGCGCTACATCCCAATGATCGGTACGAGATTCGAACTCGCGTTACCACCGTGAAAGGGTGGTGTCTTACCACTTGACTAACCGATCATGTGCGTTTCCATAAGCTGTATGCCTACATTTAAGGCGCTGACACAGCGCAACACTTATAGCTATTTTTATTTTCGCAGGGCATCCGCCAGTTACCTGCTAGTTGGGAGCTACCCAACCACCTACGCCAATTTTATGTCCGCAATGGCTGTGCGGGATTTTAATGTCTTTACTGACAACCCACGGATTAAAACCTACAACGGTATTCCGCAAAAACCGGGCTATCATAAACCGGTTAAACCCTCACGAGCCTTGCGACGGCTCTTAACAGCATTCCGCTATGAGGGGAAAGGAGTGTCTCCAATGGAAAAGTATGGAAGACAATTCGCAGATGGCAAAGACCGAAAGAAGAAAACATCTGCGAAACAGGACTACCAGGATTCGGACCTGGGAATGCAGCAGTCAAAGTGCTGTGCCTTACCGCTTGGCGATAGCCCTAAACTCCGGGAGAGAGACCATCTGCTCCCGGATTATTTTTGTGAAACACCCTATCTTTATCTAAAAAAAATTGTCACGCCTGTGTACGGTACTTTGAAAAACTTTGTGTTGTCAAACGCATTATTCCATTTTTCGTTTCCCACACACAGGCTACATACACTCTTGATGCCTTGATTTCTCTGCCACATATCCAATGCCAACACAACACCGGATATTCGGCAATAACAATGGCTTTATGAATTTAACCCATTCAAAATTGTGATATGGGATAATTCGCATAATCTCCGGTAACCACATAGGCTATACCCACGCGAAAGTTATTCCAAATGCAAGGAACATTGCGAACGCAAATAAAATAACTCCGTCTGATGCTGTTTTCTGTTTTGGAGCATACCATAAAGCAGATATTGCTAAAACTGTCAATACCAACGTTGTCATTATTTTTAAAATCATGAATCCAAGCATTTTTTCTTCGTCCTTCCTTCAATTTCATCGATCATTGCCATTACCAGTGCTTTAGCAAACTGGCTATTGTTATGTATTTTAATCAGCAAATTGCCCTGCCGGATAAGATACGACCAGTCATCATCCGTTTTCGGATTAGCGCACTCTTTATGAATTTTCCAAACCTCTGTGTATATCTCTTTAATCTCCGGTGGCAATTCACATTTCTCCTTAACTGGCAAATCTTCTTTAGGCTCTTTATCAAGCCTGCTCTTTTGGTGCTCCATCTGACAGCTAACCATTTCTGTAACGTTCTCACGGTCTCTCTTGATTCCGTGACCTTGCAGAAACAACTCACATTGCAGGACTTCACCGCATTTTGAACATTCGTCTTTTATCTCTTTCCCAAATATCTGCATACACTTAATCTCTACCAGTGACTACCGCTCTTAAAAATACTCCGATGATGAACAGGATATACACCCATGCAGGAGCATGTAATTGAAACAGTATCCATGCTAAAACTATGTAAATGAAAATCATGTGGTACACCTCCTAAGGGTCTTTTTTATTTTTGAGGAAATTTGAGGGACTAAGTAGGGGCTGTTCGCTGGTCCTGCCAGACCCCCTCCCCCTGTGTGCTATGTTTCTTTTCAACTATGCGTTAAACTAATCTTTCACGCAATCTTTATTGACACGTCCTTAACTATCCCATATTTCCGCACGTTTCCGTAGTTGTTGCTACTAATTCGCATCTGCTGTATTATCTCCATACGCTCCGGAATCGGTCAACATTGATGTATTTTGTCCATTTGCACCGCCTAACTGTGGCAGATCCGAAGCAGTTAATGCTTGCTTGTGGTTCTGCTGCTCTCTTGATACGCCGGGAAGGTTCCACCCGTAATGCCTATTCAGAATTGCCAGGATTCCAACAGGGTTTCGCTTTGCCGTGGCAAGTTTTGCGCTTAAAGACTCTTCACGAAAATCCGATATCTTTTTGCCGATGTCAGAACACGATGGACTTAATTTAGTTCCCTCATCTCTCCATGTAGCTATTGTATACCTGTCTATACCAGTCAATAAGCTAAATCCTATAGCTGATACTTCTTTATCATACATCATACACATATATATATAATAATCACATATACGATTAACCAAATCATAGTTATAAGCGTTATAGTTACTTACTCCACCTGTAAATGATCCAGTAGTATTAACAAGGGATTTAGACTTAAGACAGTCAGTCTCATTGAATGCATGGCGTTTAATATACATAAGGGCGGCATTCCATACGCTTTGAGACTCTTGTCTAATATCCTTTATTTTCTGATCTCTGCAGAACTGGGAGAGGTATAATTCCATGTCATTCTCATATACCTGGGATGTTTCTGTATTTTCTACTTTTTCCATTTCTGCACCTCCTAAAAATCTGCAATAAAAAAAATCACTAATCCTCACTTAATAGACCCATGTTTTTTTATCTCCTCCACAGATTAGGTAAAAAACATAAATTTACAAAAGTGACAAGCTAGTGACTTCTTGTCGTTTCCGGTCTGCCGGCTCCGGTGGTCTTGGTTACAATCTGGGCGGCTGCATATCCAGAGGGGGGGTTGGATTTACACCGCTGTCACTCGCACCGTGTTAACGTCGGCTCCCTAACTGCTTTTATCATAACACAAGACCTATTTATAAATCCACAACAACCTTTTACGTATTTGATGATTTGTTGTTGTGGTATGTCTGCCGGTGATCCTGAGTATATAAAAATCATATGCTTAAAAAATATCATCCGGTTAAATTTGACAAATGGGATTTTTTGACAGACAGATAGGTAATTTTTGCAGATGGGTACATGGTGGCAGATGGTCAGCTCTAGTATTTATATATACTTGGTTATACAATGTCTTTCTGCACTTATTTATTTTTATTTTATCTAACCTTTATTTTATCTAATCTCCTTTTATTTAATCTGCGTCTACAAAATGTCTACAATTTGTCTACAAAATTTAGCACGTTAAAATATCACAGTGAAAATAGATCAAGAAAAGCAGGCTGTTACACCTGCTTATAGATTACGATATTTTGATTTTAATATGTTTATAAAATCATCTGTTAATAATCCGGTTTCTTTTGCCTTCTGCGCTTCCTCCCTTGCCAATTTTGCAACATTTATGTTTGATGTGGTCACAATCTTGATTTGCTTGTGATTAACAGATACGCAAGCAATCCATTTGTTTTTTACCGTGTCCCAATTAACGCCAGGGATGCCGCTGTTTTTATGTATTCTGGTTGCTTGCTTTTTATCGTTGTATAATTTTTTTGATTTTTTTACTTTTACTTGATTGTTTTTATTCCAAGTTAAAGATTGCTGATTGTCAATTATTTTTAAATGTTTTTTTGCACATTGCTTACAAAATCTTTGTAAGCCGCTGCGCTTAATTATATCGCATCCGCAAGACTCGCACTGTATAATAGACCCAAGCGGAGTTGTAGATCCGTGCTTGTTGCGCTCTTTATATCTTTTGCTTTGCTCTTTTTTTCGTTCCTGTCTGCATTCAGGACAGTAAAACGCCCTCGGCCCACCTAAAAAGCTGGTTCCGCACGTTCTGCAGATTCTTGGTAGTATATTATCTTTCATCTTTTTACTCCAATGCAAAAAGCGGAGCTTTTCGGCTCCGCCTGTTGCTTTTATTCGTTTACTTCTTCCAAATATGCCATATGCCCTTTCATTTCTTTATCGAGCGCATAAAAACAAGGCTTTTCGTTCCCATGAAGTACTTCGTTAATCTCGTAGCATTCGCCCCAAGGAGATTCAACCATAGTGGCGCCAAAAGTATTTTTATATAATTTCCATTCGTCCGGAACTATAACAGTCATGCGATCGCTGCAGGTTGCGTGTTGATGTTCTCCGCCGTAAGTATAAACATTTCTCTTTTCTGCTGCTAAAACTCCGTAATTACAATAAATTTCTATCTTCTGCATAATTTCCACCTTTTAACCTTTCTTTTAAGCTATTTGTTTACTTGTTCTTCTGATCCGTTCCGCTCTCGCTGTGATCCGGTCAATTAGTGCCCTGTCACCGTATGCGGTTTTGCTGGTCAATAACTCCGGATCTGTCATTCTCTCCAGTGCTTGGAGCGTTTCCACTTGCACCGTTTCCAGGGCTTGGAGTTCTGCCCTGTTAAATTCTTTTAAAGCCGGCTTTTCCGTCTGCTCCAGTTGCTCCCGGTAGTACCGGAAGAACTGCCGGACGTTTGAGCGGATCCGGGCGGCTTTCTTTGCTGTGATCTGCTCCGGCGTTCCTTTCATTTCGTTTGCTCCTTTTCTCTTTGTATTCGTTCCATACCTTGTTTATAAATTTCTTCCGCTTCTTTCCTCTTGCGTTCTACCCATTCAACATTGCTTTCGTCTGGCCGCTGTCCGGGTAAGCCTGCCCATTTCGGAGGATGTTTTATAACTGGTTTAACTTCTCCGTGCTCTCTAGCGGCTCTTTCTGCCGCTGTTTTGGCTTGTAAAGCGTGTAGCCGTTCATTTGCCTGCATGAGTGCGATTTTCTCGTCTATGGGGCTTCTAGAGCCTGTCACGGGCATTTCTTTCGGTTGCTCTGTCACTGTCTGCGGTTGTACTGGTTGCAATGCTACGATCACGGCACCTATAACAAACTGGTTGACACTTACACCGTTCTTTTCTGCCTGCGCTTTGATCTTCGGTTCTAGGTCTTTCGGGAATCTAATCATTTGGTTAAATGTTTCCGCCATTTTAGCACCTCCTTTTCTTGTGATATCATTAATGCGATATCATTAGTTTTTTATGATATCATTTGTGTGATATCATTGCTGTGATATCATGATATCATTAGTGTGATATCACTTGTTTGATATCGTGATATCACTATAACATTATGTGCATTATATGTCAATAGATATATGTGCATTATTTTTTGTATTTCTCCATTTTTTCAAGTTCTGCCGCAACTACTTCTTTAATAAACGTGTTCGGCTTTTCAATTCCAAGCTCTTTCATTTTGTCCCTAGTGCCTGCCGGAAAAACTATATTTATACGGTCGTTTCTTTTTTCGTATTCTCTACTAGCTTTTAATTGTGCTTCACTTGTTTTGTTTATACCCATTCTTATTACCTCCATACAATATAAATATAGCTTTACTATACTATATGTGCATTAGTTTGTCAATAAAATATGTGCAATATACATTTTAACTAATAAACGCATGGTTATATGTGCATTATTTTGTTAAATATTACATATTGTATATGTGCAATATATTTGTTATTATAATATCAACAAATAAAAAAGCCGGTGACACCTACCAAGCGAACACCGGCACCCAAAAAGAAAGGCACCCATATTATAACACGGGTGAAAAGGTAAAGCAATATGAGAAAAGCAACTTTAGAAAACATGATCACAAGATTAAACGCAATGAATGGATTTGAAAAACCCGAATGGAATACAGTAGGAAGTTATAGACTTTATAAAGATGCTGCTGGCTATGCAGTGCAGATGGTAGGAAACACATCCGGAGGAATTAAGACCGTCGGGAACTCTTACGGAATGACAGCAAGCGAATGTTATTATTTTATCGCTGGAATGATTGCGTGCAATGAATAAGTTCCGGAGGTGAAAAATGGAGAATTTTATATTACTAATTTTTGCAATGCTCGCCGGGTATGTGCTCCGGTATTATAAAGAGTTGAGCAAGTAAGACAGGCTTACCCGCATTTTCCATAAATAGCCGAAACGCTCCGCCCTGGAGCGTCAGCCGTGGGATGGTCTCCCGGCTCTGATGATGGCAGACCAGAAAGGGAAAACATGAAAAATTTAAGCGAATGTAAAGAATATTATAAAGATTTATACATGGATTGTTTGGAAAATGATTCATTTGAAAAAAGCATTTTTGAAAGCACTGAAAAAGCTCGATATGAAACTTTTTGCGAAACATTAAAATTTATATATGGCGCAGATTTTGAAAACATTATGCCGCATTGGGCAAATGATGCATCGAAAGAATTTTATTCAAGAAATTAAGCAAGGCCGCTTTCCCGGGGTTCGATTCCCCGGCTTGCTTTTACCTGGATCACCGGGGAAATTTGAGAATATGGAGGAAATGAAAATGGGAAAAATAAATATTGATATGTGGTATGGAGACAAGCCGGAACAGGTGACAGGATTAGACATATATTTTAATGATTTAGGCGGATTTTATTCCGGCAATCTTCGCATTTTTGGAAAAATTGTTGGTGATTATTACGCCGACAGCGTGCAAGACATAGAAAAAGCATTTCCACACCTTGCAAAAGATATTGAAAACTGTTTGAATTAACCGCCGCAGAGGATGCCCGCCGAATCACTACCGGCGGCGGTTTTATGGGTGAAATTTACCCAAAAATAAAAAAAAGGAGGTTACCATAGGATGGAAGAAAAGAACATTGAAAGACTATACAAGCTGTTAGAGTGTGCGGAGCGAGAGAAAGACACGGAGACAGCCGCAGTTTTGCGATGGGCAATTTTTGAACTGGAAAACAGATAAAAGACGGCTTGCAACCGTCCTTTTGTCGTGTTCCGTTGGATATGCTGCCGTCTGGCTGTCTATTTGTGTTACTATTCCACCGGATCCGGTCAGATCCTGCGCCCGGATATATTGACGGCTTGCGCTGTCTTGGTGTACAATCAAATATTACAAGGGGATTATACAAAATGCGAAAAGTGGGAATCGGTCATGTATACGACATTATGGAGAGCGTAGCGGATGCCGGGGAACGGCTGGAAACCGTTATAAGGGTAGAGAATGCCGCCGGTGGTCTGTCTCCTGAATCTGCAGAGCTGTTGCGGTCTGCGTATGATTCCATGCTTTCTGCAGTCGGAGACCTTGCGAAAGCTGCGACACGGTGACCGGGTGACCGGTCCAGGACTCGCACCGCAGAAGTGTGCAGATGTTCCACACTTTGAAACGGTCTGAAAAAATCAGAGAAAAACCTCTGAAAACGGATTTTCCAGCTTGAAAAGTGCTACCCCGGGGGGATTGAAAATTTTTAGCACGAAAATTGTAGAAAAATTTTTCTTTCAAAAACCTCTGAAAACGAGATTTTCGGTTGAAAATGCAGACCTACGGGGGTATCAAAAGAAACACATTAAAATTTTTTCAATACTTCACATCTATTTATCGACAGAATACCACAAATGTGTTAAAATTTTATAAAATTCAAAATGAAAGGGGTAATTACTCTATGAAACAAAGTGGTTTAGGAATTGCTTCGATGATTTTAGGAATCATCAGTATTTTGACAGCTTGTATAGCTTTCGGAATTGTGCCGGGAATTATAGGTGCTGTTCTTGCTATCATTGCACTATGTCAGAAAGACAAGAAACACGGCACTGCTATCGCAGGACTGACTTGCTCTATTATCGGAATTATTATTTTTGCCATTATGGCATTGTTTGTAAATAGTGTATCCGATAGTAACAAGGAATCTACCGGCACACAGGCATCTGTTTCTGCAATACAAGAAAGTTCTACCGCAGTATCAGAAAGTACACCGGAATCTAAAGTTGAAGAAGCGGAAGTACCTAGTGGTACTGTTATTTCTCCCGGTTACACATTCGATGCGGACGGCTTGCAAGTTACAATAAATGATTTTGACCTTGACTACACTGATTATGAGGATGAATACGGTTGGAACGCTCCTGCTGATGGAACAAAATACATTATGATTGATGTTTCCTATCAGAACAACAGTAAAGATGATAAGTATGTAAGCATCTACGATTTCCAGTGCTACGCAGACGATACAGATTGTGAACAAAATTACAGTGTTGTTGATAGTTCTTCGTTGAATGCAAATCTTTCAAGTGGCAGAAAAACATCTTACAAGATTGCATTTGTAGTTCCGCAGGATGCGCAGAGCATTGAACTGGAATATGAAACAAGCATTTGGACTGGAAACAAAGAAGTACTCAAATTACAATAGAATATAGGATTTTAAGGGCATCCGCAAGGGTGCTCTTATTTTTTATGTTGCGAACCCATGTTCTGCATGATATAATATGTGTCAGTTAGGAAGTCTTGCATCACGTCCGGTGAGTGAAAGCTGATTAGACAGCCTAGATTGCAACCAAGACCCGGAATAAAGACAGACCAAAAAGAGATTGGAAGTTCGCTACTCCAACAGTAACAGGGGTAGTGGGCTTATTTTTATGATCTTCTACCCTCTCATATAAGACTACGGGAGGTAATGAAAATGAATGAACTGGAAGTATTTAGCAACAATGAATTTGGTGATGTAAGAACCGTTATGATTGATGGGAAACCTTATTTTGTAGCAACTGATATAGCAAAGGCACTTGGATATAAACGACCATCGGATGCAATTTCTGCTCATTGTAGGTATACGGCAAAATACAGTATACCTCATCCACAAAGTGAAACCAAAACGATAGAGGTAAATGTGATTCCAGAGGGAGATATGTATAGGCTTATTTCTCACAGTGAATTACCATCTTCTGAAAAGTTTGAAAGTTGGATATTCGATGAGGTTTTACCATCCATTCGCAAAACCGGAACATATTCTTTGGAGCAGTCTACACCGAATGTACCTATGACTTATCGTGATGCTGTGGCACAACTTTTGGAAAGCCTTGACCGGGAAGAGGAATTGAAAGCACAGCTTGATACTTCCAAGGACTGGTACTCTATTAAACGTGTAGCGGCTCTGAATGGTGTATCATGGAAACGTTTTGACTGGAGAAAGCTGAAAGCTACCGGAATTACAATGGGATATGAAGTAAAAAAGATATTCGATGCAAATTATGGCGAAGTGAACACTTATCACAAGTCCGTATGGGAAAAGGCATATCCGCAGTATGAATTGTAAAATAGAAATTCTCTTTAGAAATAGGGCTGAAACGGCTCTATTTTTATTTTTCTAAAAAAACTCTTGACTTGTATCTCGAAACATTATATAATGTATCTCGAAACAAGGAGGTGATACCCATAGCACCTAAAAGCAGAGCCGATTACTTCAAAGAGCGAAGAAAGAAAACAAAAAATTTTAGTGTTGAAATCGAAAAGGAAAAGTTTGAGAAGTTAGAGGAAAAACTTTCCCAAAAAGGATTGACTAAAACGAAATGGTTTAACGAAAAAGTTGATGAAGAAATCGGAAACTAAAAAAGAAGGAGCAGCCATACCCGCAAAGTAACCGGCTGCTCCTTTACCCCAAAAGGATTATGTAAATTATAGCACTGCATCTTCCTTTTGGCAAATTATTTTTGATTAAATGGAGGAGCTGAAAATGAGAGAAGAACTTATCAAAAAAATTATCTGTAACCTTGAAAATACCAGCATTCATTTCCTCAAATGCATATTGGCATATACAAATATACTTTGTGATAGATAAAAAGAAAGGAAAAATAATATGGAAAATATTGTAAACGTTGAAGGAACAGAGTTAGATGTCAGAGAATACAATGGTCAGATGGTTGTTACTTTTGACGATATCGACCTTGTTCATAAAAGACCAAGTGGAACGGCTAGAAAAGCGTTTAATAGAAACAAAAAGCGCTTTATAAATGGCGTTGATTATATTGTTTTGGAAAAAGAAAATTCTAATGTCCACCGGGTGGACATTAGAAATATTGATATTCCAAACAGAGGTATTACTGTATTCACCGAAAGCGGATACCTTATGCTTGTAAAACCATTTAAGGATGATTTATCATGGAAAGTTCAGAGGAGCCTTGTCAATGCTTATTTTGCATTAAGAAATCAACATCCAGCACCTACTTCCACCACAGCAATCGAGGAAAAGCCGACATTAGAGTTTGAAACAGACTGGTTCTGCATCAACCGTGGCAAAATCAACTACATCTGCCGTTGCTACGACATTACATCAAAGGAATATATGCACCACTTACTTGAAGTTTTGGGAAGAACGTATAATTTTGATGAAGCAAAGAGAATTTACAGCGCAACGACCGGAAACTGGAAATGCAGAAATTCCGAAGTAATCACCTACTTCCCACAGCTTTCAGAACTTGCATCTAAAATTCTTCAGAAAGACTTAGAGGACTGTGCAAAAGAAGAGACCCCATAAAAAGGGGTCTTTTCTATGCCATTCTTTTATTCGACGAAATTCGTCGAAAGAAATATTTAAGGGATTATTTTTCCCCTAAAACACATTTTACTGGTATTCTGATTTTGTTAAGCGACACGTTGTCGCTCAATTATTCTATTGTATGTTAAACATACGAAGCAAATCTCAATGTGAATGTCGGTCACATTGCCATTCCAACAATACCTCTTATCAGTTCATCAGCCAGTGCAAACACTTCTCTTCCGTAGGTAGCCAAAAAGTCGGCAACAATTTCTTCTGTCTGAATATCCATAGTCAAATTGTAGGACAGGCAGAACGCATGGCACAATTCATGGCACAGCACACGGTCATAGAAATTGCCATGAATCATATTTGATATGTAAATATCTCTTGTGTTCCTGTCTGTCATGCCAAACGTATATGTACCATCAGAACGCATCAGCATAGGGCTGGGACTTCCTACAAGCCTTAAATTCCAGTCTATTCCATTTATCGTGAACAACTTACCACCTCCAACATAAAATGGGCTAAATAAGCCCCTTAAGTGTTTTAACCGATTTTTGTTACCAGTGCAGACAGCTTGTTTCGCAGTACAGTCTTTTCTTCCGGTGTTGCATCGTTGATGATCTCCGTCATGTCGTTTGCAAGTTCGGTCATGTAGGTGTTCAGGTCACGGACTTTTGCTTCTTTGTCCTGCTGTGTATTCGCCTTATGCAGTTCCTTATTTTCCATGTAGGTTCTGCGGCTCATTCCACTTCTGCCCTCTCTTGCATCACGCATACCGGATGAAGAAGTTTCCGTGTAGTACATACGCCCCATGTCTCTGTCCATGTCACGGTGATACATTTCCGGAGTCATGTGATAATAGGGTGGTTCTTCATAACCTCTGCGGTAGGTTCCACGACCTTTAGGTGCAAATCTGCCGTCAGCATAGCGGTAATGGTCATAGAACCGTCTTCCACCATCCCCATAACGTTCAAACATTTCCATGTTTTCGTCCGAATCATATTCCTGCATGGTTTTTGTCAACTCCCGGTAGTACATGGCTTCGGACAAGTCTTTCATCATGTCGATGACCTTTCCCATTTCGCAAGTGTCTACATGGTCGATGCCCTTGTCAAACTGCGTTTTAGCGCATTCAGAAAGTTTTTCAATCATTTCATGCATTCTTTTAACATCCATGATTTCCACCTCCTACGCTTCACGAACGGCAATTAAATTACTGTTCTGTACCTGAATAGGCTGTGCGGAAGTGTTCTGAACCGCTACCGTACTGCAGCATCCACGAGGAACATCAATGTAAGCCTGCGCAGAAACATTGAAGAAATTCTCTACTGCTGCCGGAGTTACAATCATTCTTGTGGACTGCAAAGGTTCTCCGTCTACCGCCAGTGCAAGGGAAATTTCCCCAACAGTTCCACCAGTGGGAATCTGAATGTTACCGGAATAACTTACAAGGAATCTCGCCCGGCACTGATTAGTGATACCTCTTAACTTTACAATTCCGGATCCCTCTCTGTGAGTGATACAACCACTTCCATTTACGGCAGTTTCGGTAAAAGCGACATCTGCTCCTGCTGCCACAGTCTGTAATGCTACTGCTGTATATTCAGCCATAATAAATACCTCTCTTTCAAAATCAAAGGGGCAAACCATATAGTCTGCCCCATGTTGTCAGTAATTCTGCATAGCAGACATAACCTTAAGGTTAAGTTACTCGATATGCAGTTTTAGCATCCGCAACCAGTGTTGCAACCGCATCCGTAATATACGTTAGGGTTAGGAACCTGGTATGCAGGAATGGGCGCAGGATTCACAGCGTTAATGATCTGCTGTGTCTGTGCACTCATGGCAGTAGTCAGAAGAGCATTCTGACGATCCTGAGAAGCGGCTCTGCGCAGATCGTTGTTCTCTGCCTGCAGAGTAGCGATCTTATCCTGACATAAGTAGTCAAGGATTGCTCTCGTACCGGCATTCTGACTGTCGATAATATCACGAGTGTTGTTATTCATGGTGTTCTGCAATGCGCAAGTATTCGTTGCCATATTGTAGTTTACACCCTGGATAGCTTCACGGGTATCGCAGCAGCACTGTGCTAACTGTGCTTGTAAAGCGTTAGCATTCTGCATTCCTGCTACGGTGTCTGCATTGATAGCCTGTTGGATGCCATAGCCAGTCTGTAAAATGTTGGTATTTACGCCATTAAATCCGGTAAGCATACCGTTGTTTACAGCGTAGAATCCGTCACACAGACCGTTGTTGATTCCGTCCAGTTTACCGATGATAGTCTGGGTGTCGAACCCTCTTTGCAATGCAGAATCGGTGTAGTAACTGGAATTAGAGCCATTACCGCCCCATCCATTACCGCCCCAACCGCCAAAAGCGAAGAAAAGGACGAAAATAATAATCCACCATGCACCATCGTCACCCCATGCACCGTTGTTACTGTATCCGCCATTAGCTGGCATAACAGGCATGGTAAAGGGAGTATTGTTACTCTCAAACATAATTTTTACCTCCGTATAAGATTTTTTATACTTAATCTTGCAAGAATTTAGTATCTACTTCATAGGAAATTGACGCTTGAATTTTTCAAATTCAGAATCAAAATCTACGCCACGTTCCTTAGCAATATTTCTGCCAAAATTTTCAACACCTGATATGTCACCTTTTTGCGCCATTCCCATTACATTTCTAATCATGGGATTCTGCATCATCTGACTATTTCCCATAATCCCTTGAATTATTTGCCGTGGATTTCCAATCCCTTTAGGCATCTGCATAGGATTCATCATATTCATTCTGCATCATCCTTTCTTTGCGATTGCTGATTTTTTCTTTGCGTTTGCGAAGATTTTAACTGCTCAATCTTTTGTTCCAGTTCATCGAAACGCTTCATAAATACCGCTGTGGCTTCGTCTGATAGGTCAAATTTTGTTTTTTCTGTGTCAGACGGTAAATTGTTAGGGTCTGCATCTAAAACAGGCTTATAGAGCCTTGTATAGATTTTTCCATCTGCTCCCCAGGATTTAGCATAGATTTCCGACAAGTCCTGTTTTGGGAAAAATGCTGTGTTTCCATCCATAGGAACCTCATTCGGTGCTATGCACTCTTGCGCCGGTACAATACGACCGTACATCTGTACTGCGTTTTGCTGTGGCTGTTGCATAAATTGCTGTGGTTGGAATTGCTCCTGTTGTGGCATAAACTGTCCGTACATAGGTGTTCTATACTGCGGATTGAAATAGTTCGGATTCATAATCGGCTGCGGCATGGCTATTCTCCCTTTCTTCCATTGATTCTATCTGTTTCGCAATTTCAACTTCATCAAGTGTCTGATATGTCGGCTTGTTCATAAGTCCCAACGGACTGAAATTCATAAGCATTACCCGTTTCTCCTAAAACTTCCTCGATCACATGAACCATGATTGATTGATACTTAATCGGCACTTCCCTTGTACGTTCTTTGCTGAATATATGTTCCAGTGTTTCATCTGAAAATTTGAATTTTCCCATAAGGTCATCCCTCCTTATGATTAAATTTTTGCATAAAAAAAGTCGCATATAGTGACACATATACGACACTTTTGCGACAAGCAAAAAAATATTCAGTTTTAAAAGTATGATAAATACGGCATTAGCACATCCTATTGCCACTCCAATAACAATAGGTTCTGCTAAAAATTCTTTAATTGAATTTCAACATCACCATTGACAATCACAATCCTTGATATTATGCTTTTTAATATATTGTTTTTCTCTTTCTTGTCGATATGCGCCCACACATCGGCAAGTTTTTTTATGCTCTCGTAAACAACTTCTTTCTTCTGACTGTTTCTTTCGTTTTTTTCTTCCTCGGTTATCTTTACTTTCATTTCAAAAATGATTTTTTCAGTGTTCTTAATCATTTCTAAAACTGTGTCATTTCCATCGGAATAAAGAACATATAGCCTTTTTAATTTCACCTGTTCTTTTTCAAATTGTGACTGCATTATTTCAAGTTTGCTTTGCTTTTCAATAGGCTTGCACTCTGAAAGATTTAAGGATATTTTTAAAATTTCACTTTCTACCTGTTTTTCAATATCAGCAGCCCATTCCAAAGAATTGTTACAGTCGGGATTGAAATTAGGCAAATACTTCATTGCTTTATCACGAGAACAGCAATATATTTTATGCTTTCCGTGCGTCCACTTCTGATACCGCATCTTGCATCCACACACACCACAATAGCACAATCCTGTTAACAAGTTGGCATCCGTATGACAAGCAGTTTTGTTTTTCCTACGTGATTTTCTGATTTCCTGTGCAAGTTCAAACCTTTCTTTATCAAAAATAGGTTCATGAAGTCCTTGATATACATTCCCTTTATATGGGATCATACCTATATTGACAACTCCGGTAAGCACATTTCTTACAAGTACCTCACTGTGAAATCCTAATGATTCCTTGATATATAAATCAGAATAACCACCAATAAACATATCAAGTGCTCTGTTTGCTTGTTCCTTACGTTCTGGTATAGGAATAAGTATTCCTTTCTCCTTGCTATAATTATAGCAATACGGAGTATTAGCACCACCAATCCAGTAACCTTGTTTGATTCGCTCCAACATACCGCCACGCATACGAAGCATCATAGTATTTTTGTCAAGTTGTGCAAAAACAGCCATCATCTGTGTGTATGCCTGCTCCATAGGACTGTCATAACTTACACTGTCATGGACACATTTGAATAACACTTGGTTTGGTTGAAAAACTCTTTCAATTATGTACAAACCATCGATCATACTTCTTGAAAGCCTGTCTAATTTGAACGCAACAACACATTTAACACGTTTTTTTATGCAGTCGTTAATAAGTCTTTGCAGTTCCGGTCTATCCATATTTGCTCCGGTATATCCATCATCAACATACCAGTCAGATACAACCAGTTCATTTTTCCGGCAAAAAAGCTCTATGTCTCTTTTTTGACTATCAAGACCGTTGCCTTCTTCTGCCTGTTTTTCCGTGGAAACACGCATATATGCGACACATTCCATTTTTTCTTTACACTCCTTTCAATATATAAAGAATGTGCCGTATTTATCATACATACGACACATTCTAAAGCCTTTTTACAATGGTGTCAACAGCATATGGATGCTATAATCTCAATAATTTCTTTTGGCAGAGAAACATCTTCAATATCAACATCTTTGCCGTCTTGTGTAACTCTAACCATTTTTTACCTCCAGTCTGTTTATTTTTTCATAAACCTTTTTTGATATTCTGTTGACCGTTCTGTCACATACATTAATCTTTTGTGCTGTTTCTGTAATAGTTTTTCCGCAAGAAAGCATTTTAAACACTTTCTCTTCCTCTTCCGTGAAATTGGCGTTACGGAAGATTTCTTCAAGTTCAGGCTTAGTCAGTTTTGATAACTTCATAAGCCATTCTCCTCCACTAAATTTCAGTTTAGATGTTCATAACACCAGACTTCCATCCTGCTTTTTTAGCCTCTTCTGAAAGAATCTCATTTTCTTCAGCTATAGCCATTTTTCTTTGTTGTTTTTCTAAACAATATATTGATAAAATTTCATCCACCAACTCATTAATACTACATAACATATCTCCGTCAACCTCTTCGGTTCGTTCTGCATCATTTAAAATATTTTTTATATCTTCTGCACATTCATGTATTTTTCTCATACAAATGCCTCCATAAATCTTAATATTTCAGTTTACTCCAGATGCGCTGTCCATTCCCGGATATCTACCGGATCAATGGGTTCTGCGCATTTAGGGCATATAGGATATAAACCTTTTCTGTAATGTTCCTCCATTTCTCGGAATACTTTATTCTTTCGCATCCGTTTGAATTCAGCATCTGCCAGTTCACTGTATGTTTTGGCTTTAGATAGCATTTTCCTCTGTTCATCCTCCAGCAGCTCATACCGCCTCGCCAATGTAAGCAGAGCATCAAAAGCATCTACCGTAGCTCCGCAATCCTGACAGCTTACGATCCTGTTTACCGTATCGACCTCGTAATGAGGTGGATCGCATTTGCACAGCTTTTCTCTTCCTCGCTCGATTCTTGCTAGATTGAAGGAAATAATCTCATTGTCCATAGTATTCCTCCCCTAACTCCTAATATTTCAGTTTACAGCATTACCAATTCATCCTTGTTGATAAGCGTACTTGCAATGCTTCTTGTTACATGCGTCATAATTTCAGCTTGTGAATGATTTTCTGCAGCATACTTTCTAACAGAATCCAAATCATAAGAAAACCCTGCATCGTCAAG